CCAAGACGCCGCCCGCAAATCCTGCCCCTGGTGTGTTAGGCATCAAATACTGCATCAATTCACTGCCGAATACTGAACTACCGATGCCAAGAGCCTTTTGCCCTAACCCGCCAGGGCCTAACCAGCTGATAGGGTCGGTCGCAGCTTCCGTTATTCCTTCCGTCAGAGCACCACTAAACCCACCCGCGCGGGGAAGTTGCTCACCACCGAACTGCTTAAAGTATTCCTGCTGACTGGGCACCGTGCTCTTCTGCCCACCGGTCCCCATCATCTCTTCGTATTGTCCAGGACCAGAAACCTTGCTGGCCAGCATACCGAGCACGCCACGGCCGGCAGAACCGAGATAACCTTTAATTCCCGGGGTAGGTGGCTGTTCAGGCTGCTGCCCACCTAAAATCTCATCGAGACTAGGTTTCTTCTGGCCGCCTAGGATTTCATCAAGGCTTTGTGGCATTTTTCTTATACCATTCATCTATTTGTTCATCGGTAAAACCAGCAGCTTTAGCCTTGGCGCGACGTTCGTCGCGATCATCGCCCGGAGCAGATTGTTCCAACGCCGACTTCTTACCTGGAGGCGTCCCCTTCTCGAAAGTCCGATGCGTTAAATCGAACGTGTTTTCGAAAGTTTTTCCTTTCTTGAGGTGCCCAGGCAGACGATCCCACTGCTTACGCCAGTTGTCCATCTGGCCTTCCATCAACTTTTCCAAGGTGTTAGCTTGACCAACGATCTGATCGGGTGACGACTTCTCCGTGATATTGTGCGCCAGCTCCATACGCTCTTTAACACCGCCACCGGCGGCCGTCACCGCCGAGATTACTTCCGCTGCGATGATCTGCTTAGCCGTCGCCAGATTGTTAGCTGCAGCATCGCCAAATTGCGTTCTGATTATATTTCGGATATTGTTGATGGCTTGCGACTCTCCACTGTTCAAAGCAGTGGAGAGATTAACCAGCGTTTGCAGGTGGTCCTGCGCCGTGCCGAGTGAGCGGATGCGATCACTTTGCCGACCTGTGAGCATATTTTTCTCGCCGGCTCCGGCAATACCGTAACCTTTGGTATCGAATTCTTCGCCGTCCGCCTCTGCCATTTTACGAACAGCACCCATCACTGCAATATTACGTGTGTTACGAGTACTTTCATCTAGAGGTTTAGCGTTATAGCTCCTAATAGCCTGTGCCAACGCCATATCATTATCAGTTAATTTGTAATTTGGATCGAGGAAAGGATTAGTTCCACCGGCACGCGTTGAGTAAAGGCCCTTGATGTACTCGGCGCGTTGTTCAGGTGTTGACTCAGGGTTTTTATCAACAAAGTCGTTGAATGCTTTCACTCTGGGGTTGGTGCGTTCCAACGCGCCACGCTGTTTTATCTCCTCAATTTCCTTCTTGCCTCCACGTGCCTTTTCAGATTCAATAGCTCTGAATTTTTCTTTCATCTCTTCCAATTCTTTTTTGTATCCAGCTGCTTCTTCCATGCGCCTAGTTGCTTCTGTAATTTGGCGTTCCCGTATTCCAAGCATCTGTTCGCGAAGCTCCATCGCGCTCTCTTGCTGGATGTACGGCATGGACGCCTTCAAGGCATGGAACATCGTATGACCGTCAATCCCCGGGTTCCGGGCTCGGATTTGCTGCGCCATCTGCTGCCATGTCGGCCGCTGTCCGAACCCACCGGCCTGCGCTCGCGCCTGTGGGTCGCCCCCGCCACCCTGGAAGCCCTGTTGGGGCGCGGGGGCTCCTCCAGGCCCTTGGGAGACAGGGCGAGGAGCTGCTGGACGACTTAGCTGGATCGGCTGCTGATTGGGCTGGCCGAATAGACCACCTGTTCCACCTTGTGGAATTGGTCCCCCCGTTATATTCCCGTTCCTTATCATAGCGGGGGGTCCCGCCAATCCTGTCGGCAACTGCGGCCCCATCGGCGGAGCCCCGAGCCCACCTGTCAGCTGTGCAGGCGTGCTGGCCATGGTCCCCGGGCCAGAAGTCATCCCAGCCCCTTGCACTCCGCCTTCCGGCACCTGCATCGGAGGTTGCCCCCCTGGCATCCTGATGGATGCTTGACTCGGCGGCATTGTCGGCGCACCCCCCGGCCCGCCACCTTGCTGTGGTGTGAGCCCCAGCCCCGTAGTGTCCCCCTGCCCACGCGCGCCGCCCGGCGACGTGAGCCGCGAGGCGTCATTGAACGCCGCGAGCTTCAGCATGTCATCGGTGCCGAGATAATCCCCAAGAGCCGTCTCGCCGATTAGACTAGCTTCCCCCTCAGCAATCTTCTGCTGACGCAGCTTCGCTTCTTGGTAAGCGCCGGGCGCTGCACCGAAAGCTGATAGAAAAAGGGCACCGATCGGACTGGCCACGACACACTCCGTCTAAGCGATTGCATTACCGGGCAGACCAACCTGGTTCATCCCAGCATAAGCCGTCGGCGGGACCATCCCTCCGCCACCAAATTGACCGGCAAACGGATTACCATAGCCGCCAAACGTGCCAGGTGCCCCCGTCGCGCCGAACGCCGCAATGCTGCCGATGTCCTGACCAACCGCCTGCGCCTGATTGAACTCCATCTGGGCCTGCGCCAACTGGTTACGGGTCGCCTGCTGCTGCGTCTGAGCGTTCTGGTTGGCTTGGGACAAATAGGACAAATAGTCCTGAATCTGCATCTGCGGGATCGCAGCGGCCTGCTGGCCATACGCCGCGGCCTGCCCGAGTATGCCGCGCTGGGCCGCATTGATCCCCTGCGAGGTCTGCCATGGCAGTGCCGCACCCTGCATGTACTCCTGCCCGCCTGCGTACTGCATCCCCTGCCCCTGCTGGACGCCCTGGCCAATCTGCCCGAGCAGGCCCCCAGCGCCCTGTGCGCCGGCCAGCGCACGGTTGAGCTGCTGGTTCTGCCAGTCGATGTTGAAATTCCGGTTCGACAGGTCCGCCAACCCCTGGCCGTACGGCGTCCCGCCGATGCCGGACTGCTGCGCCTGGGCTGCCTGCTGTTGCGCAACCTGCTGCTGCGTGCGCTGGTAGAGCGCCTGCTGGGGGTCGAACCCCATCTGAATGAGGGTCTGAACATCCGGCAGAAGGGCCTGATTAGCCCCGATCATCTGCGCGCCCTGGCCGTAAGCCCCCTGCCCGGCTGCCTCCAGCATCCCGCCGGCCGTGCCCGCCCCCTGCTGGTAGCCAGCCGCGTTGGGGTCGTAGACGCCAGCCTGGGTCAGACCGGCATACTGCCCAAGGTTCTGCCCCCCGAGATTGTACTGCCCGAGGTTCTGGGTACCCCGGTAAGCGCCCGTGTCCGCGCCGTACTGGTGCCCGAGCTGGTAGGGCTGCTGCACGGTGACACCGCTGGCAGGGATGATGCTGTCCATGATGCCCATGAGGACACTTTCCCTTCAGAAATCTACCAATCTGTCCCTTGACTTCGCAAATCAGGGGGATTTGCGAAGTACCAAGTTCTCTGTTCGTTTCAGGCCGTCCGCGGCCCCTGTGCCTCCGGGTTCGGCGCCGTCTCCGACCGCGTGGCCTCGCTGTTGACGCTCGGGCTCTTGGGCAGACGGGTCGAGGAGTCCTCCGCCGACGGCGAATGGGACTTTAGTCCCTTCAGAAGATCGTGGCTGGGACTGTGCAGGTTGTCCCCGGAAGGCGCTCGGTGCTTGGACATGATGCTCTCCTCAGTTGGCGTTAGCAGAATCTTTCCAACCATACATGTAACCGACAGCATTGGTAGTAGAACACACTGACACAGTGTCAGCTTCTAGCAACAGACCTCCCACAATTGATACTGGATTGCCAGCTAGACCATTCAGATAAAGAGAAGGCGCTGTAGCAGTAGCAATCCCCGTGTAGCTGCTGGTGGGGGCAATAAAAGCCAAACCCTGACCACCAGCCGCACTACTGACAAGTTGGAAATTGACTCTGGTGGCAGTGGTCGGCACCCACACTTGGTTTGCCCCTGAAGGCACACCACCATTTCCTCTAATAGTAGTAGATTGCGGTGTGGGTGTAGTAGCAGAGCACGTTGATCCTGTGTTACCGCTGAAAACGACAGGCAATGATGTTGTATTCAGTTGACCGCCAAGAACATAAACAACTTCACTCCCATTCTGCCGTGTTCCGTATAAATTGGTCGTACCGCTTCGCACGGCACCAGCATAACAAGCATATTGATAATTGCCGGGAAGCGTAGGAAGTGTCGGAGGGACCGATAACGTACCAATCATCCCCCATACTGCGGCCACAGGATCATAAATACCCCAAGTAAAGTAAAACCTGTTACCTATAAAAGTTCCTACGTCCAATCCGTTGGCCCCAGTGCTGTTAAGATTGAGAGTACTGCTCTGTGCTCCACCGGATATAGAACCCGTCGCACTGTTAAGCGTAGCTGCGCGCCACGCCCACACTACATTGGCCGCCGTTGTGACAACAAGAGAAAGTCCACTGAACCCACAATTATTTAACCCACTTACAGCAGGCGTTCCATTAGCACGGTTATACTGAATGACCTGCCAGTTGCCACCGCCTGTGTACGCCGCAATCGCTGTGTCGTTGAGGTTCGTTGTGATGTTCCCGCCGCCGGGAAGTAGCAGAGACGCCGAATTCTGCAACGTCACACCAGCAACAAATCCCAACCGGTAGATCGGATAAGTCAAGCTGGCACTGGGGCCAAACGACGTGATCGTAGTTACGACGCCGAGTGTGATACCAACATTATGCGACCCGAACGTCCCCAGGTCGACCGTCGCCGCCGATGCCACGGATGTAAGTGGCCCGAACCCGCCATACTGGGCGCCGACACTGATCGCCTGGAACTGAGTGCCGTCATACACTGCATAGACGATGTTGCCCGCGGTCAGCTCACCCCCGGTCAACGCCTGCGGGCCTGATGGAGAGGGGCGCAGGACAGGGGTAGCCGCCGTGGGACTGACTGCAAGCGTCACCGTTCCCGTGTTGGTCAGCCCGGGGCCGACCTGGAAAACAACACCCAACCCCGGCGTGAGCGCGAACCCCGAAGGCGTCGTCGCGGTGATTGTCTGCGCGTTCGCCGTCCCTCCCGAAACCCCCCCTGCATAGACGGCGGAGCCGCCAGCAACCGTGCCGATCGGCGCCGAGAGAGCGGTCAAGGCTGTAATGTCAGTGTTTACGCCGTTGACTGCAGCGTTTAAAAGACAGGCGACCACCGTGTTGAAATTGGCGTTGACCTGATTGGCGTCCGCCAAGGTTCCTGGAACGAACGGTGTGATCCCCGGGCACATCACGCCCGCATAAGCGAGACCGGACCAGAGCCAGAGAACTGTCGCCAGAATGAATTTTCTCATCACACGGCCTGCTGTAGGTAGTTGAGCACCTGATATCGCATATGCAGACGACCGATTTTTAACGGTGCAGCCGACTGCCCGAACGCAATGAGCTGCAGCCGGCGAAACACGATCGGGAAGTGCCAAGCCATCCGGCGCGGATACAGCGAATTATTCATCGCGATCCCGTTCCACTGCGCTTGGTTCCAGTTGAAATCATTCCACATCGTCGGCATGCCTGACCCGGTGATCTCCACCGTATCCAGATTGCGTCCGGTCTGATCCCGCGCCTGGAAAGTGACCATGTTCCCTGCCATCAACTGCATGTGCAGCGTCGTCTGGATCATGGCGATCTCAGCCATCTGGTCCGTATCAGGCAGCATTGACGTAGCCCAGACGTAGTTCATCTGAACGCCGGCCGGCGTCGCTCCTGTAGGCAGGCCGGCAGGTTCGGTGAATAGGCTGGAGATTGTCTGGAAATGTTCACTCTTAAAGATGCGCGCGCCCTGGCCTTGGATCGTCACGAAGAACGAATTCTGATAGGCCAGTTCCAGCGAGCAGTTGGTCGTGTGCGGGCCTGACCACCTGTTGTGAATCGCATCGAACCACCACTCCTGCTGCCGCGAGAACCCTTCAACCCCGCTTGGACCGTAGGCCGGACCGACACTCCCCGGCGCACCCGTCCCGCCCCAGCCAGAGGACCACGGCGACCCCGGAGGCACCAGATTGCCGTTCTCGACCTGGATACGGTAAGTGCCGCCATTGAATGCAGCGCAGGTACGAGACGGATTGAGAGCATAAATAAACGGGACCGATATGCCGACGCCATCGTCACCAATGGGATCGCTGATGATGGCGTTGAAATCGATGATGCGGATGCCTTCGGGAGACATGAAGAACAGCCCCTTCTCCGATCGACACACGGAGTTCGGAGCGTTGGTCCCCGTCGCCACATTGAGAGAATTACGTGCCAGCGTCCCGAGCGAATAATCTCCGGTGATCTGGTAGACGTTGTTGACACCCTTGAACACCATCAACGACTGGATAATGCCGCCAAGCTGATTGCTAAGTGCGAGCCCTTCCGAGCAAGTCAGCATCTCGTTGTCTTCAAATGTCAAAATCTGATCGGCGTTAGTAATCACTGTCGGATTGAGAATGTCCGAAAAGTACGCCGCTGGCTGCACGCCACCGGGCGGATTGACAAGGTAATAGGCGCGGCCGTTGAAGTTGCTCACCCATGTCGGCGGGAAGAACAGAGGCACCGGACTGGTGTTAGTCGCGGTCCAATTCATATGGAAGGGGTCGCTGACATCGATCACGCCAAAATAAGCGCCACCCACCCCCGTGAACCCCGGATGCGTGACAATGATCTTGGACCCCACCAACTCCATATGTGGCGGTGTCCAAGGACCAGTTGCGACTTGACTGATCGGTGTATTGGCAGTCGTAGTACCTGGAATAGGAAGAAACTGAAACGTTCGAGTGTCATAACAGAAGGGCTGGTCGTGTGCCGGCGTCCCGGTCGTCGACACCATTCCGTAAATGCGTGTCCCCGCCGCCATCCAACAGGAAATGAATGTCGCCCCAGTAAACCCATGCGCTGCGAGATCAACCACAAACACTGCCGCCGGCCGGCACTGCCAAAGGTTCTTGGTGGAGGGATCGGGGATCAAATTGGACATTGACGCCATCGCCCCCTGGATCGAGGTCGACGCATCAAGCGTGTCCGCGGCGCTCTGCGGGCTCCATACCAGGGGAGTACCAGGAAGGGGGGAAGCCATGGGCTACCACCCGATCTGCTTCGTATTCTTCAGCCGATCGAACGGCCGTCCCCAGCGTCGGCGATCCTTGCCGACCGTGTGCACCGCGCCCTCACGATCCTCGACGTTCTTCAGATATCTTCGCAGCAGCGTGCCGGCTCCGATCGGTGCCAGCTCGTCATTGTCGCTCAGATACTCAGGCGCGCGTTCGTCTCCCGTAATCTGCATCAGCCGGCCCGCCACCCAGTTGATCAAAATCTGCGTGTTGAGAAACCACGGCGTCGAAGACGAGACCTCTGGCGACGGGATGTCCGGCATCAGCTTGTAGTACCGCAGCACGCAGGGATACGAGCCGCTTGCAGGAGGCCACACGAACAACTGAGGGGGTATTTGCGAAAGATCGGTGGCATAATTGTAGGGGTAGGACATGAACCCCGGCGTCTGCACCAGCCAATCGTATTCGGCCTTGGTGACCTGGATCAGCGGATAGGGAACGCCATTGATAGTGTAAAAGAACTCATCCTTGCCGTCTTTAACCTGCGTGCGCAGATAGTCTGACGGCAGCGTGTAGGGACCGCTCCCCTGGCCGGTGGCCGAGTTGAAGCTGAAAGTGAACGTCCCGAGAGCCGCGTCGAGATCATAATTCTGGCAGAGGTCTTGCAGGGTCGCGTTGAGGAACTGCCCGGCCTGCTGTGTATAACCGGGGCACTTAGCGATCTGAGTCGCCAGCGTACAAATTTGCTGCGCTTGCAGCATCAGTCGACCTTTGCAATTGTCGCCTCCAGCTCGGCGATTTTCTTTTCCCACTTCTCAATGTTCAACTTGTTCGCCTTCATATTATTCTCGGTGTTATGCTTCCCTTCTATCTCACTCTTGGAAAGCTGCGGCGGGCCTTTCTTGCCCCGCTTCTCCCACTCAATCGCGTTGCGCTCATCGATCTTGACATACTGAAGCTTGGCTTCCTCATACTTTTTCTTCTCGAATTCGAGCTGGAACAACGCACCGGGGAGTTCGTCGCGGGCCTCCTGCCGATCAACCATGTGCTGCAGGCGATCGATCAACGCATGCGTCTGGGCCGGGGGATCGTCGCGACCGACATAGGTCTGCATGACGATTTGCCGTCCCGGCTTGACCTGCGCCGTGATGCTGACCGCCACAGCAATCTCCTGCTTGGTCAGGCTCTCGATATCAAGCTGCTCGTTCATATAGGCATGTCCGCATTAACAGTGACGCCGTCCGCAAATCCGGCTGTCGGGGTAACGTCGCGCGGACCAAGTCGAATGTTACGAGAGAGGTTCTGCGCCCGCGTGCGGCCGTCGATCTCGTCTTGATGCCGCCATGACCGCTGCATCTGCTCGTAGAGAACAGCAGCAAGCCTGGATGGAACCTTGTAGGTGTAGCCGTTGTAGTACGGCTTCCCATCAATCAGGAAATGCGGGACGTACGGAGCCGAGTTGATCTCGATATCCACGATCTTGTCGGCCGGCACCTGGGCGCGGCGAAGGTTCTCGCGTTCTTTTGCGTAGAACTTGTCACGCGCCTCCTGCTTCATCTCCTCCAGGATCGATTCGCGCGCTGCCTCGCGCAGAGCCTTACGCTCCTCCTCAGTGAGCAGCGAGAAGTCCGCAGGCGGCATTGTGATCTTCGGACCGAAGTCCTTTTCTTTCTTGTCGGTCATGTGCTGTGCACCCAACTTCCTCCAGCGATCGACGCCCGCGATACGAGGATCGGCCATCCCACCACGGTATCGACCATCACATAATCGCCGGGCAAACACTGCAACACACCGCGGTTGGGGATGTACAGAAGACCCGACGAAGTAAATTGCCCACTCGGCATTAGCTTTGCAGGGGTTGCGATCGTGTTAATTGTCCCTAACGGAAGATTTGGATAGACGTTCTGACGGTCATCCCAAATCGCGCTAGAGATATTACCAACATCAGTCCCCGTTCCTGCCATGCCGCCAATAAACGGAGACGATATCGCCAGCGTCGTTGTTCCAGTTGTTCCAGCTGTACCGATCGCCATCACCCGCCTCCCGTCGCGAACCCCGCCAGCTTCGGAACGGCTGCCGTTATGATGGTAGTGAGATCGTTCGAGATCAACGTCACCAGCCCAGAGACATCAGAAGCCTGCATAGCTCCAGCGGTTCCAGAGCCGACGATATTCTGACCGCCCGAACTGTTTACAAGGTCCAGCGTCTGCGCTCCGCCGCGCCCGCCCTGCGGAAGCGAACCGCCTGAACTCGGACCCTGCGTCGTAGTAACGCCGGCACCGACCAGCCCACCCCCCATCGGACCTTCTCCAGCTCCAACCCAATCGATGTTTAAAGAGTACGTCGCGCGATAGGGCATGTCAGTTCTCTCCTCTATAAGTAGGGGAACGTTCCTGGCGATCCCCTATGTCCTCACCGATTGTGCAGCGGAAGAGGACTATCCGAACGTCGTATTGAAGGCCGAAGTCGACTCGATGCGCATCATGAATTGCGCGTTGCTGATCAAAGTTCCATAGAAGTTTTTCCAGCCAACCACGCGCAACTGGTTGAGCGGATCGGACTTATCGGCCTCTTTCAAGTAGGTAAACTTTGCGTTGTCGAGGACGACCTGTGCATAGGCACCGCGGCCGAAGATGAAAGTCGGATAGACAATGACGCCGCTCGTTGGCGCGGCCGGCGGGAACTGCGAAGGTCCAATGCCGCCGATCGACACAGTTTGTCCACCTGCAAGCTGTGTCGCAGCCCCCACCAACGGACCGGATTGTGGGCCGAGTGACGAGCTGGAAGTGCCAAGCAATGCGATATTATTCGTAGTCGAGCCGCCGACCTGTGAAATATAAACCGTAAAAGTATACCCAGGCTTAGAAGGAAGCGCGAGTGAAAAACTAGTTGTACTAGTCGTAATTGTTGTTACAGCCCCAGACACCGAATAAATCTGCTGCTCGTATTGATTCTGAATATCTTGACCTACAATTGTTACAACATAAGCCCCAGCTGCAAGAGTTCCACCTGTCGTAAGAGGGGCTGTACCAGTTGGAGACGCACCATTACCCTGTAACCACGGCACCATATTCGACCGGCAGAACCTTATGCCGCCCCACTCACCGGCCTCATAATTGTAGAGCCGATTCAAGTCGCTGTACGACCACGCTGTCACAACCGTTGAATTCTCGCGGAAGTCCCCGAGCACGAAGGGATGCATGACCGCCACGTAATGCGGCATCTTCCTTGGGTTGTTCGAAGCCTTGGCCCCGCCGGCATTGGCTTCCAGCTTCATGTCGGTGATCTCGTCACCGTCGAATCGCGGAGCGCCAATATTCTCCAACATCGCCGTCGCACGGTTGATTTCGTGGGGGTTGATCACGTCGCCCGCCACCAACGAAGTGCGTGAACCGCGACTGTTCACATAGTTGATCTGCGACCCGCCCATCAGATTGTTGAAGGTGTTGCGCTCCAGCGTTTCCGCAAGCTGTAATGCCATCAATTCGATCGCCTTTTTGAACAACGGGTGCTTGATGGTCATCTCCGCTACATCGGAAATCGTGATCTTGTCGCCCCACTGCTGGGCCTGCGCCGAGACCTGCTGCAGCGTCATCGACTGCCCGACCGGTGGGACGCCTTCCGACAACGGTGCGAAGGGCAGCGGCACGCGAATATAGCGCGACGCCGTGTAGGTCGTGCCCATTCCTTTGGGGAGAGTAGCCGGATCGCCGAACTGATAGACGACAAGTTGCCGGCGCGCGAGGGGAAGCGTCTTGGCCGCTATGAATGGAGTAATGTCACCAGCAAATTGCGATGCACTATTGAACGTTGTCGCCATGACCGTGCTCCACAGTTACGGCGACTGCCTGGGTCGCCTTATATCGGAACATCTCCGAAACGGGACTCGAAATCTTCAGCAGTGGTTGGCTGCCGCGTTCGCGAAGGCCGGATATCACCTTGCGAATTCGCAGGGCGCGCAGCCTGTCGCTGTCGGTTGGCTGCGGCCTTGGTGTTGGTTTTGCCGTATTGGGCGAGCGCGCGCTCACCGACAAGATAGGTGAAGATGACTTCACGGGTGGGAAGCCGCTCACCGCGGGATCGCATATCGGCCAGACGACGCTCGACCTCACCAGCGAGTCGCTTAGCGAGGGGGTTAGAGGCTGCCTTAGCCTCAAAAGCCGTGCGGTCTGAATTATCCAAAAGCTGAGAATTGACAAAGGCTTGCTGTTGAGCAAACGCCTGATGCTCTTCCCGAGCGATGGTAAGAACCCGGTCTTCGGGGGACATGAGCGAGAGGCGATCGACGCGCTGCTGGGGGGTCTCGACAGGAGCTTGGTAAGCCGGCCGCTGAACCTGTCTTCGGAGATCGTCCAACTCGCGAGTAAGGCGCGCATTCGCTTCAGCAGTCTCACGGGCACGCTTGCGGAGTTCCCCGATGCCTCGGTCGCCGCGAGATGGCGGAGGCTGAGGGGCAATGGCTGCCGCACCCTCGCTTTCGTCAGCACCCTGCTCGTCTTCAGATTCAGCACCTTCAGTGTCGTCCTCTTGGGTCGGATCGTCTGAAGTCTCATCGTCTTCCAAGTCGATCTGAGGCTCGACCGGATCGCCTGTCCCACTGCCATCTTCCGGCGCAAGCACCATCGACGGCAAAAAACCGTTAAAAATCATAGGGTTTTACCTCATTAGCCCTTTACGAGAGCCACGCGCTAGCCGGTTACGCCGGCCAAGCGAGACTAGATGTTGTACGCCGTGACTATAAAAAGTCAATTCCTAGGGCCTAGTGATGCACTTAGACAGCAGCTCGTGCAGCTCGCTGGTCAATTGGTTGACCCCTTTCTGCCGCTCGATGCTGACGTATAGCAACGAGCCGATCGTAA